GTTCGGAGGTTAATTCATTTCCGCAAAAATACTTGTTAGGAATGGATGTTGATGCAGAACCAATTAATGCAACAGGTAAAGCATCAATGTCAGACTTCCTACAGATTAACAGGGGAGAAGATGGTAGTGTTCCTACACTTGGCCAGTTCTCACAGGCTCAATTGTCACCATACGTTGAAGAAATTAAAGAGTATGCGGCTTTATTTACTGTGGAAACTGGTTTAACGCTTGATGATCTAGGAATTGCATCTTCAAACCCAACAAGCTATGAAGCAATTAGAGCTTCACACGAAAATCTAAAATCTATTGCAGAGAAAGCACAGCGATCATTCGGAACTGGCTTTCTCAATGCTGGATATCTTGCGGCGTGTGTTCGTGATAAGTACCCATACGCAAGAAATCAAGTGTATGAAACAAAACCATTGTGGGAACCAATCTATGCGCCTGATGCATCTGGTATCGCTGCGCTTGGTGATGCTGCACTAAAAGTTAATCAAGCAGTGCCTGGATATATCGGCAACGATAGTATGAGAGATATTCTTGGCATAGATGGAGATAACTTCTAATGAACGATATTGTTCAGAAAGCAACGGCAGTATATTTACGGTTGATTGAGAACGATACTGAACTTATACGTCTTAGAAAATCGATTGAGAGCGGCAAAGCAAGTTATGAAGCTGCTCAAAAATATAGTGAACGCTCGGGACAGTTAGCAAAAAAAGCAATATCACAAGTCGGCAATGGTGATTTAACTATTACGCAAGAGATTCTAAATCCGATTTTAGAAGCAAACTATCAAGATGTCATGGCTGTAGCGTCGCAGGCACAAAATGCCATATATGAAGCAGCGAATGTTAATTTAAAACCTGCTACAGTTTCATACGACAATACATATGCAGAAAATATTTCTGCTAAGCTTGAAAACTACGATGATGTAGATGATGCACTTAATACTATAGAAAATACTTTTATTTCAGCTTCACAAAATTATGTAGACGAAATAGGTAGAAGAAGTGCCAAATTCATGGATGAATCTGGCATTAACGTTTTGGTTTCACGCGAATATGACGATGTAGGCGTACATACTACAGATAAAGGCGGTGGCGATGTCTGCCACTGGTGTCTAGAGCGATGCGGAACAGATGTCCCATATGATGAAGCTTATGAAATGGGCATGTTTGAACGTCATCCTGGATGTGGTTGCATTATAACCTACACAACAAAAAGAGGAGTTGTTATACAGGGTAAAGGCGATTGGGAGACTAATCGGTGGATAAACTTACGTGAAGATAAAGAAAGAGAAAAACGGATACGATCAAATGAATCATTTGTACAAAATTATAAGCCTGTAATCCGCGGGACTGGGGCTATCTTCAATACGTTAAGAGGGACAGAGATTAATGCAAAAAAAGTAGACGGTTATGACAATGTGTATATTTCTGATAAAGCCATGATTAAACCTAAAGCTCTGCATAATATCAGCAAGGTAACGGAAACTGCTATAAAGAAAATCGATATTGATGTAAATAATAAACCTACTATTCTAATCACGGATTCAGCAGAAATTAACCATGCTATTGCACGGTATGATGCGGTAAATAATATAATTTCCTATACACCAGTTGTTGGTGATAAAAAGAAATTAGTTCTATTGCAAGAGGGGCATGCTGCTGAAAAAGACCCATATTCGACACCGTTTCATGAAATGTACCATTGCAAGCAAGCACAAGAGTACGAAAAAAAACATGGTAAAATCACATCGGAAAACTATCACAATTATATTGATGATTTACGTGTTGAATGTAAGAAAAAACTTGACACGTTAGGGATTACAGATGAAAATGTAGGTGAAATCAGTAAATATGCAGAAAAGATGTATTCACATGGAATTTTTGATGAAGTGGAAACAGAATACAATACTTTGATGGTTTTGAAGAGGTGATAAAATGGTTTTAATTTTTCCTGAAGAGATAAAAAAACTTGAAGAAATTTACGGCCCATATATGATTAACTGCAAACTTAAAGAAGATGCGCCGCAAGAGGCAATAGATGCTTTCAAAAAAGAAGGCGAATGGATTCATGAGCAGTATAGATTAGCAGGTATGGAATAAAACATCGCATAGTTTTGCGGTGTTTTTATTTACGGAGGTTTAATGAGTAAATTACAGGCAACTGGACCACCAAGAAACAAGAACGGATAGGAGGAGTTATGGCAGACACTAAGAGATTAGGTCGCCAAACACCAACTCAATCCGTTATATTGCCATACGACAAAACGTATGGAGAAGAAGCAATTAAACTATATGAGAAATCAAAACGTAAAGCACAGGACTGGCAGAAGTTATTAATCTATGACTTACTTTCCTATGATGACGAAGAACTATGGGTGCATTCAAAGTTTGGATATGCAGTACCACGAAGAAATGGTAAGAACGAAGTTATTACCATACGAGAGATTTATGGCTTAATTAAAGGCGAGCATATCCTACATACAGCGCACAGAACGCCTACATCAAGTTCTGCATTTAGCCGTTTGTATGACATTATGGCTAAAGCAGGATACAAAGAAAAAGAAGACTTTATTGTCACTCGTCAATATGGCTTGGAAAAAATCGAGATGATAGAAGGTGGTGGGCTTGCATCGTTCAGAACAAGAACATCTAAGGGTGGACTTGGCGAAGGATATGATCTACTCATCATTGACGAGGCGCAGGAATATCAGAACGATCAAGAGACTACATTAAAGTACGTTGTTTCTTCATCTCCAAATCCACAGACGATATTCTGCGGAACACCGCCTACAATGGTATCCTCTGGTACAGTATTCACTCACATGAGAGAAAATACATTGGCAGGTAAGACCAGCAACACAGGCTGGGCTGAATGGTCAGTCGAAAGCATGACAGATGTCAATGATGTAGAGGCTTGGTATGAGACAAATCCGTCACTGGGTACAATTTTAACTGAGCGTAAGATACGTGATGAAATTGGGGAAGATGAATTAGACTTCAACATTCAGCGCTTAGGATACTGGACTAAGTTAAATCTTAAATCAGATATCAGCGAATCACAGTGGAAGGAATTACAGGTTGATAAGTTACCTAAGTTTAAGGGTAAGTTATATGCAGGCATACGCTTTGGCGCAGATGGAAAAAATGTTGCATTAAGTGTTGCAGTTAAGACAACAAACGATTTAATTTTTGTGGAAAGTATAGATTGTCAGCCGCAACGTAATGGCTTAGGATGGTTGGCTCGTTTCTTAAAGCAAGCAGAACTACAAAACGTAGTAATAGATGGAGCAAGTGGACAACAACTACTTGCGGACGCGATGAAAGAGGCTGGAATTAAGAAAGAGCCAATCTTTCCTAAAGTATCAGAGGTCATTGAAGCAAATGCACTTTTTCAACAGTGCTTAGATCAGAAGATGATATGTCATAAAGGACAACCATCATTAACTCAATCAGTATCAAATGTGCAACGCCGTGCGATTGGTAGCAACGGCGGTTTTGGTTTTAAATCCATCAAGGATACAGTTGATGTATCTCTGATGGAGTCAATGATTTTTGCGTTCTGGTCATGTAAGAAAACGAAGGAACGCAGAAAACAAAAAGTATTCTACTAAGGCGACTATGAATGGTCGTCTTTTTAGATATGCATCACTTTTACGTATACCTCACGGATTGAAGAGGAGAAAAGGAGACTTAATAAAATGGCAGATTTTACACCAATCACAACACAGGAACAGTTAGACAATCTAATCAAGGATAGACTAGGGAGAGAGCGTGAAACGCTAGCAAAAAAATACGAAGAATATACAAGCCCTGACGATCTTTCCAAGATTAAGGGAGATTATGACAAGCAGATTGCTTCATTGACAAAAGAAGCTGAATCTTCTGCTAAAAAGTACGCTGATTTCGACCGTCAAATTACAGAAAGAGACAGTAAGATCAAGAGCTACGAGACCGCCTCGGTAAAAACGCGAATTGCTCATGAGACAGGACTACCATACGAAATGGCGTCAAGATTATCAGGAGAGTCAGAAGATGATATTCGCAAAGATGCAGAATCTCTTGTAAAACTGATTGGCAAAAACAAGCCTATTGCACCGCTTGCTGATCAAGAAGAGAAGCATAGCGATGGAAAGAATGCTGCAGTTAGAGCATTAGCAAAATCACTTAAAGGAGAATAAAAAATATGACAGCTATTACAAAATCAACAAACCTATTTCCAGCAGAATTAGTATCAGAAGTATTTTCAAAAGCTAAGGGACATTCATCTCTTGCTAAGTTATCCGGACAAACACCAATTCCATTTTCAGGCAATACACAAATGGTCTTTGCAATGGATGGTGAAGCGTCTATCGTAGGCGAAGGTGAGCAGAATCCTGCTGGTGATGCTAGTTTTAACCCTGTAACTATCACACCAGTTAAATTTGTTTATCAACATCGTTTGACTAACGAATTTACTAAGATGTCTGAAGAACAACAACTTCCTTATTTGGAAGCATTTGTGGATGGCTTTGCAGCAAAGATTGCACGTGCGTTAGATATTTGTGCTTTCCACGGTGTTAATCCTTCTACAAAGACTGCTGTATCTAGCTTAGCGGCTAAGAACTTCGATATGGCTTCAATTGCTACAGTTACAACAACTGCAGGTAAGGAAGATGAAGATATTGATACTGCTGTACAGGCTATCACAGGTGAGGATGGCGTTGTAACAGGTATCGCAATGGCTCCGGCCTTCAGCGCAGCATTGTCCAAACTTAAGGTTAATGGTGTAGTGCAGTATCCTGAGTTCCGTTTTGGACAAAATCCAGAAGCGTTCTATGGTATGGCATCAGATGTGAACAATACAGTTTCATTTGGCACATCTAAAGACTTAGCCGTTGTCGGTGACTTCCAAAATGCATTTAAGTGGGGATACACTGAAAATGTACCATGTGAAATCATCGAGTATGGTGATCCAGACGGACAGGGTGACCTAAAGCGTACAAATCAGATTGTACTACGTGCAGAAACTTACGTCGGATGGGGAATCTTAGATAACGCATCATTCAAAAAGATTGCTAAGGCTTAATCATGCAGTATAGAAACATTAAAAACGGACGTGTGATTGATGTTTCATCTATTTTAATTAGTGACGTATGGGAGGCGGTTGAAGAACCGTCTCCTGTAACTACTAAAGAGAAGAAGGTGGTAAAGGATGGCAAACAACCTAGCAAGCGTAAATGATGTCAATACTATTTGGAAACCTTTATCAAATGCAGAACAGGAACAAGTAGAGGCGTTATTGCCAATTGTTTCTGATTCACTCCGTCAAGAAGCTAAAAGGGTTGGCAAAGACTTAGATAAAATGATTGCTAAGGGCGAAATACTACCAAACGTAGTAAAATCTGTAGTTGTAGATGTTATTTCGCGATATTTGGACCAGTTATCATCCGATAATGCAAGTACTCTTTCGCAAGAATCTCAATCAGCACTAGGTTATTCATGGTCAGGAACATATGTGAATACAGGTGGTGGAATGTCTATCCTAAAGAAAGACCTAAAGCGTTTAGGCTTAACACGCCAGCGCTTTGGAATGGTGGACCTATATGGCATCCATTAAGGGTATTACTGTTAAAATCATTACTAGTGTTCAGATAGGTGTAGATGAGTTTAATGCTCCAATTTATGCCGATGGAGAACCTATAAAAGTTGATGATGTTCTTGTTGCTCCAGTAGGTTCCCAAGAAAATCTAGATGTAACTAATTTGTACGGAAAAAAAGCGCAGTATCAACTTGGCATTCCTAAAGGTGATGAGCATGTATGGACTGATGCAATTGTAGAGTTTTATGGTTATCGCTGGCACGTGTTCTCACTACCTCAAAAGGGTATTGATAAAATGATTCCATTACGTTGGAATGATAAATACTACGTAGAACGCTATGAGTAAAGGGGTTTTAGAACGCCTAGAAATCAATAGAGAAGGCGTAGGTAAGTTACTTCGTTGTCCTGCAGTTCAGGGCTATATCGAAGAGCTGGCACGTAGGCAGGTTTCAAGAGCAGGCGAAGGTTATGAGTATAAAATGATGCATTCATCAAAAGATGGACGTGTTACAGCTCTTGTTAAAGCCTCTAGCGATAAGGCGAAAGAGGATAATCTAGAAAACAACACACTTTTAAAAAGTACACAGGGGTAGAGATAATGGTCGAATCAGAAATTATTAAACTGCTAAACAGTAAAGGTATTAAAGCCTATATGGAGCGACCTAAGAGCGCTCCTGATGAGTATGTAATCGTTGAGAAAACAGGAACATCCAGTAAAGACTGGGTCACAACGTCAACGATTGCAATTAAATCACACGCACCATTGTTAATGAAGGCGGCTCAATTAAACGAGAAAATTAAAAAGATAATGGTCTACGCAAGTGTGCGAGGACTATCGTCTATACGTCTTATTAACGATTACAATTTTACGAATATTTCAACGAAAGAGTACCGCTATCAAGCGGTTTTTTCTGTTGTAACAAGACAATTTATGGAGGAATAATATGGAAGAAGCAAATACAAATAAAGCAACAAACGTTTCAACAAGCAGCCCTAAAGTCACAGGCGCTGTATATTACGCTCCACTTGGAACTACACTACCTACAGATGCAAAGACTGCTTTAGATGCCGCTTTTAAAGGCGTTGGGTACATCTCTGAAGATGGTTTAACACGTTCACAATCACGAAGCTCTAATGATATTAAAGAATGGGGTGGCGGTGTAGTAACAACTGTTCAGACAGAATACAAAGAATCATTTAAATTTAAGATGATTGAAACACTTAGCGATATTGTGCAGAAGGCTGTTTATGGTGAAAAGAATGTTACAGGTAAGTTAGATGGAACATCTACATCAATGACAGTTAAGCATAACGCATTAGAACCAGTTGCTAATGCATGGGTTATTGATACTGTCATGCTGGATGGAATACTATCTCGTATCGTTGTGCCAAATGCTAAGATTACAGAACTCGGTGACTTAGCATACAAGAAAGACACTGCTATCGGATATGACGTAACACTTAGCGCTATGCTAGATGCAAATGGCAATACATCATACGATTACTATCAAGCGCCAACTGCATAGGAGGATTAAACAATGAAGGGTAAGACAAAAACAGGGTTAGAAATCGAAATTAAAGATAGTGCCTTAGATAACTGGGAATTAGTTGAATTATGGGGAGAAGCGGATAAAGGAAATACCACTGCTCTTATCTCAGCTATGAAGATTTTACTAGGAGAAGATGGATATCACGCATTTAAAGAACATGTACGATCTCTATCAGATGATGGTGTAGTGCATGCTACGAAAATGAGTGAAGAGTTATCAAGTTTCATGTCTTCGATTAATAACGGAAAAAACTAATAGCCCTTGCCGAAATTGTTAATAAATATGGTGATGAGTTGACCTGCGACCTAGCAGAGACTTATCACCTTTTTAACTATAAGGACCTTCCACCAACAAAGGTGGCAGTTCTTGTATTCGGCTTAGGGGCAAAATCAAGAATATATAAGAAAATGCAAGGCATCCAAGAAATCTCTGACTATTTATTGCTTCCGAGCATACATGATCGCTTATCTGAGATTGAGTATTTTTTGATACGAGACAGCAATATGGAGATGCCTACCAGATTAGTAGATCTAGTTTTAGGTCGTAAAGAAGAAATGGGTTCAAAAAAGGATACTTGCAAAACATATATGTCAGTAGATGACTTTAATAAGTCTAGATATGGAGGTGCATAATGGCGAGCGGAATTGAATTAGCGAGCGCCTATGTGCGACTTATTCCGACTACAGAAGGAATAGGGAATGCTATTTCTGATGCATTGGGAAAAGAAACACCAAAAGCAGGCGAAAGTGCCGGAAGAAATACAGGAAAATCATTCCTAGGCTCTTTTACAAATGCAATGAGTGGAATTAGCCAATCACTTAAACCTATCGGAGACGAGATGACTAAGAGTCTGACACTTCCAATTGCGGGGCTTGCAACTGCGTCTATGGCAGCTTGGAAACAAGTTGATGATGGGATGGATACAGTCATCCAAAAAACTGGTGCTACAGGTGAAGCGTTGCAATCAATGCAAAACTCTGTAAAAAACATTGCAACATCAATTCCTGTATCATTCCAAGATGCTGGAACTGCTATTGGTGAAGTTAATACGCGATTTGGAGTTACTGGCGAACAATTAGAGGATATCTCTACAAAATTTTTAAAGTTTGCAAAGATAAACGGCGTTGATGTTAATCAATCAATAGACCAGGTACAGAAAGCAATTTCAGCATTTGGTTTATCAACTAATGATGCTGGTGCATTTTTGGATACGTTAAATAAAGTTGGCCAAGATACAGGCGTAAGTATGGATGTATTGGAATCTGGATTAATTTCAAATTCTACAGCATTACGTGGTATGGGTTTAAATGCCGCATCTTCAGCTACATTATTAGGAAATCTCGAAAAATCTGGCGTTGATGTATCGACTGCTATGATAGGTCTTAAGAAGGTGCAAGCAAACGCAATGTCTGAAGGCATCAGCATGCAAGAGGCCTTTGTAAAAGCACTATCTTCTACAGATGGTGCAATTTCTGTATTTGGTGCAAAGGCTGGCCCACAGTTATATGCGGCTTTCCAAAACGGAGCATTATCGGCAGATATGTTTACAGATTCGAGTGTATCGCTAGAAGATGCATTAGGCTCTGTAAGTAATACATTTGATGCAACATTAGATCCAGCAGACCAATGGCAGACAGTGTTGAACAACTTGATGCAATTAGGATATGAAGTTGCGGAAGCAGTCATGCCTTCAATCCAAACGGCTGTTGACGCAATCATTCCAGCGATTAAAGATTTAGCTGATGGTTGGTCTAATTTAGATCCTGGTATGCAACAAGCAATCATAGCAGGTGCTGGAGTACTAGCAGTTTTAGGACCTGTTATTTCTATTATTTCTGGCATTACTGGCTCAATTGGCAAATTATCTAGTGGAATATCGATGTTATTAGGACATCCAATCTTATTAGCAATTGGAGCAATTATTGCAGGATTAGTTCTGCTTTATCAGAATAACGAGGATTTTAGAAACTTTGTTAATGAAGCATGGAAGAATATTCAAGAAGTAGTTGGTGGTGTTATAGATGCGATTGCTGGCTTTTGGACTAGTACATTACAGCCAACGCTACAAGCAATAGGTGATTTTGCACAAAATATATTATGGCCAATTATTCAGGTTATTTTTATGGCTGTTGGGGAAGTCGTTCAAGCAGTCTTTAGTTTAATTGCTGGCTCATGGCAAAATATTCTTTTGCCTGCATTTACAGCAATCGGAGCATTTCTTAGTAATGTGTTAATGCCAGTTTTTAGCACAGTGTTTAATGGAATTGTGACGGTTGTATCAGCAGTTTTTAGCGCTATTTCAGATTTTTGGAATGGTGTTTTAAAACCAGTGTTCACAGCAATTGGTGATGCGGCAGAATGGCTAATCGATGCAGTAAGAGGACCGCTTACAACAATTCAAGATACTTTTACAAATGTCTTTGATGGAATCAAATCATTTGTTTCTCCGATTGTTGATTGGCTGAAGGGAATCTTTAATTTTAATTGGAGCCTTCCACATATTGATTTGCCACACTTTAATATTTCAGGAGAATTTTCTCTAGTACCACCAAAGGTCCCTCATCTTAGTATTGATTGGTTTGACAGAGCCACAAAGAATCCACGTATTTTAGATGGGGCAACCATTTTTGGCGCCAGTGGCAACAAACTATTAGGCGGTGGCGAAACTGCAAGAGAAATCATTATGTCTGAAAACTATCTCAAGAATTTATTAACAGATGACGATAACTCAAGCTCAAAACGCTCAATTACTATTAATCAAAATAACTATAGTCCTAAAGAACTTAGTCCTTTAGAAACTTATAGACAGTTGAAGAGAGCATTGCTGGAGACAATCTAATATGAGAAATAAATATTTAATTATTGAAACTAACGGAAAGACGTTAGACTTCAGAAATGACAATCGGTTTATTCTGTGTGATCCAGTTGATGGATTGAATCCTGTTAGTGCTGAATATAGTTCATCTAAAGGTGCTAATTATGACGGAGAGCGAATGACAAGCGCTAGGTTATCGATAAGAACACTAACGCTAAGGATTAAAGTGCTAGAGCCTGTTGATGAAAATAGACATGCTCTGCACTCTTTCTTTATGTCTAAAAAGAAAGTAAGGGTATATTACTATAGTCCTAGTTTGAACGCGTATATCGATGGATTTGTAGAAGGCGTAAGCGATCAACAGTTCTATAGAGATGACCTAATTGTTATTTCAATACGTTGTTTTTCTCCATATTTCATAGAAAATACAAAATCCATCACATCGTATAATACGATAAGTTATGGATTCCATTTTCCATTTAGCATTACTTTGCCAGTTCCGTTTGGTAGTTTATCAAGTACAGATCACCAATCCGTTCTGAACAAAGGTACAGAAGATGTTGGATGTACTATCCACATCAAAGCAATTGGTGGGGATGTGATTAATCCAATAATCTATAATCAGACAACCGACAAGAGAATGCATATCAAAGCAACAATCAATAGTAATGACGAACTTTTAATAAAAACTGCTGTCGGTGAAAAGAGCATCTTCTATATAGACGATGTAGCCTTAGATAAAACGAATATGATTGATAGTTTGGATAGAACAAGCGATTGGATTACGTTGTTGTCTGGGGATAATTTAATCTATGTCAACGCTGAATCGGGAGTGAAGCACATGCAGGTAATTGTTGAAAACGAAACGCTATATAACGGGGTTTAATATGATTATTAACATTACAGAAAATAACGGCTTAAAACTGTTGGGTGTTATTGATAATTACTCTAGTTTGATTTGGACAGAATCATTTAAATCAACAGGTGACTTTTCTTTAGAAGTGCCTTTATTAAAAACAACCTTTGAAATTTTAAAGGTCGGTAAGCAAATATATTTGGATAAAGAACTATCGCATCGCATGATTATTGAGAAGGTCCAAACTAAAGTGTCTTTAGATAAAGGATTGATTCTTATTTCAAGTGGTAGATGTGCAAAGTCACTACTATCTAGAAGAATCATTTGGGAAGAAATCAGGAAAGAAAATCTAAATTTACTTCAAGCGATTGATTTAGTCATTTCTCAAAACATGAGAGGATTACCAATTAAATTTGATAAATCTAAACATGCATTTTTAGAAAAATATAAGATTGATGGAATAATCAAAAGTGCTAACATTTTAGATTGGTTAGAAGATTCTCTAAAAGAATTTAATTTGGGATATAGCTTGTCTTTTTTTAACGGAGACTATCTGCTTGAGATTAGAGAACCTAGGAACACGAATGTGTTCTTTTCTTTTGAGCGTGGCAACATGATTTCAAATGACTACTATGACGATATTTCTAAGTATTCGAATGTAGCGTTAATTCGTGGAGAAGATAAAGAAAACACTCCAAGAGTTACACAGAGTGTTGGGGATGCAACTGGTTGGAATAGATTTGAAACGTATATCGATGGCTCAAATTATAGCTCTGAAATAGCAGGTAATAAGTTAAGTGACCAACAGTATCAGAACATGCTAAAAACATACGCTACACGTGGGCTAAAGAATATTAAAAGACAATACGATATAGAAGTAGATTCAGGATTGGATAATCAATTTGACGATTATTATTCTCTGGGAGATATCGCTCACGTTAAATCTTTTGATGGGAATGATGTACGGGTTCTCATTTCTTCGACAACGCTATCTGATTCAGCAGAAGGGCGTACATATTTGCCAACAATGGAGGTGGTAGATAATGGCATATAGATCAGGATTCTTTAATGCAAAACAAAATACAGATGGCTCATATGATAGAACATATGACGCAAATGATATTTCAAATTATTTAGGTGGATTAATCAGTGATGGTGTAGTGCAGTCATCGGCAGATGCTCTACAGGTCAGCGTTGAACAAGCATCCATGCAGGTTCAAATTAGACCAGGTAGAGCATTTTTAAATAACCGATGGTTTACGGCGGATTCTGTAATAACGCTACCGTTAACACAAGCACATGGCACGTTATCTAGAATAACTGCAGCTGCACTACACTTTGATGAAACAAATAGAGAAGTTGTTCCGGTGTGCATCGATGGAACATTAGCAAGTTCACCAGTTCCACCAACACTCGATAAAACGTATCTATTACTTGGACTGGTAAAAGTTCCAGCAAATCCGAGTAATTTATCAAAAATCACTGTAAGTGACTCAAGAAAATTTGTACATGCATTAGTTAATTACGATTTTAATCAAGAAGTTTTGCAAAAGGAATATTTTCAAACTTTTAATGCATGGTTTGAAGGCATCAAGAATCAACTAGGCACAGATTTAGCCGGCAACTTGCAAAATCAAATTAATGCAATTAAGGGAGAACAATCGCAACTCTTGCAAAGAGTTTATCCAATTGGATCATTTTATGTGACCGAATCAACATCAAATCCAGCCACTTTGTTTGGCTTTGGGCGATGGGAGAAGATTGAGGATAGATTCTTGATTGGTGCTAGCAGAAATATGCCAATCAAATCTTCTGGTGGCAGTAAAACACACGCTCATGGAAATAAAGATGGTCGCAATGGAAACTTGGCTGCGGCTATTGGTGCGACAAACAATCAACCTAATACAATAGGTTACAAAGCTGCGAATGACACGAACATTGGAGCAGTCGGTGGTGCAACATATGTTGTTGCTGGCACCAGTATAGGATTTGCTAGTTGGAACCACTTTACGCAAGTGGTTGGCCAAACAGCGGAAGCAAGTACTTTGCCGCCTTATTACGCGGTTAACATTTGGCGCAGAATATCTTGATTGAAAGGAGTATGCAAGCATGGAAATTAAGTTAAATGATGGCAAGACATTTGGAATATTGTCATATCAAAAGAATAGCTTTGAATTGATGATACCTTTTAAGAGTATTTATGATACAACGGTTTTGATGAGCAAAAATAACGTATCAAACGCAAAGATAGTAGAATCCATTGGTGGAAAAGAAACGGTTCTTTACCAATTTAAAGCAGTAAAGCCTTTAGGATTTGAAGGTAAGATTGATGATAATAACAATATTACTATTAGATTTTCTTTTGAAGAAGTTTCTGAAACAGAACTGGAATTGGCTAAACAGAAAGCGGAAGCAGAAGCAGTATCACACTTTATCGCTTTAGGGTTGCAAAATGCTGAAATCAAAGATGTTATTAAGTGGTCGAAGTTCTTAGATGATTGGAATGCGTTCAAATTCCCATATAAAAAAGGTGAACGTTTCAAGTATGGCGGAAATCCATACGAAGTAATTGAAGCTGTGACATCAGATGCAATTAATACACCTGACAAAGACTCAAAGCATTACAAGTTGTTAAAAGCAAGCGAGAACAGTCAAGATAAGCCAAAAGTTGAAATCAAGTCGTGGGATGAAAAAGTCACTTACAACAAGGGCGATTTAGCAATCGCTAGAGGAATTGTTTTTGTTTCTAGAATTGATGGAAATAAAGGCAACGAACCAGGCTTTGGTTCAGCCTGGGATTATTACAAAGAAAATTAAATATTGCTATTAAGGCGACCAATGCGGCCGCCTTTTTAGATAGAAAGAAAGAGGAAAAATAAAAAATGAATGAAGATTTGGCTTTAACAGCAGAGCAACAAGAAGAATTAACAAACAACAGAGCAGAGAAAGAGGAGGAGTAGACATGACATATTCACCATTAACAAGCGTGGCTATCATGAGTCCTAATCATTCAGGCTCACGATTAAATCCAATCTCAAAAATCACAATCCATCATATGGCTGGAAACCTTTCAATTGAGACGTGTGGAAACGTCTTTTTAAATCCAAATAGACAAGCGTCATCTAACTATGGAATTGGATCAGATGGACGAATCGCATGTTATGTCGATGAAGAAAATCATCCGTGGACATCCGCTAACTGGGAAAACGATGATCGCGCAATCACCATCGAAGTTGCGAATAGTGAGACTGGCGGAGATTGGCCAATCAGTCAAGAAGCATATGCATCATTAATTCGTCTATGTGCAGATATCTGTAATCGCTACGGAATTTATCCATACTATGACGGAACACCATCAGCAACATTAACGGAGCATTGCATGTTTGTAGCAACAAATTGTCCTGGTCCTACAATCCATGCTATGCAGGTGAATCATGTTATTGAAAATGACATTCGCGCAGCTATGGCAGGTGGTGCAATTAGTACTCCACAATCATCTCAACCTGTTGGTGAAGATGTTGAAGACTTAGCGCTTAGAGCAATCGCGGGTGAGTTCGGAAATGGTGATGTAAGACGTGCCGCATTGGGTGATATGTATAGCGCAGTTCAAGCCCGGATTAACGAAATGTATGGTGGTGTTGTAGCAACAACTGACTACTCTATCGATGCTATTGCTTATCGTGTTATTGCTGGAGAGTTCGGTAATGGCCAAGACCGTATCAATGCATTAGCTGCAGCAGGATATGACAACGTAGCAGTACAACAGCGTGTCAATGAGATTCTTCAAGGCGAAACGACTCCAAACGATGACCTAAGTGCTATAGCTGAAGCAGTCTATCGCGGTGACTATGGCAATGGCCAAGATAGAATCAATGCTCTACGTGCAGCAGGGTATGATCCAGATGCAGTACAGCGTGCAGTAGACCAAATTTACTACGGACTATAACAGGAGGCGGCTTCATGCAAGATGGAATCAATCCTGTTTATCTTAGTCTGCTAGTATCTCTTGGTGGTCTAGTTGCTACCATTTGGAGCGTTAATTCAACAATCCATAAGGGCAATAAAGATCAGGCTAAGGAGTTAGCCGAAGAGTTAGGGAAAATGAACGCAAATATCACTTATGTTAAGGAAGGAATCACAGATTTAAAAGCCACAACCAGAGATGTAAGCAATCGTGTTATGTCTCTGGAAAACAGACTCGCTCAAACAGAAACATCCGTAACGTTTCTAACAGAACGAATCAAACAAATCGAAGAAAGAAGGGAATCTAAATGAAAGACAAAAACTATTGGAGTAAATGGTTCAAAGCAGCTGGTATTCGTGCATTAAAGACATTTGCGCAAACATTATCAGCAACAATTTCTACAGCTGTTGTACTTGGTGATGTAAATTGGAGAACGGCGTTATCTGCTGCTACTTTGGCAGGTCTGCTATCTCTAATCATGTCTTTTGCGACAGGTTTACCAGAAGTTAAGTTTGAAAATATTACAGAAGAAGATTTGAAGTGATTAAAAGCCTACTCTCATTGTGAGGGTAGGCTGTTTTTTTGTATGTCATTATCCTAAAGTCGATTTTTACGGAAATTTTACGGAAACTATACGGCATTTTGCCACATTATGACAACATTGTTATTTGCAGTGAATAGTAAAAAACCTAATAAAATAGCACTATATCAGCATTTTCTGACATTATTAAAACATTAAATATAAAAGTCTGTTCCTGCGCCATAGTTAAAAAACCCGCATAAATAGCGGGTTTTAATATGCAATGGTCAATAATTGGTCAACTATTGAAATAGAATAAATACAGAGTAGGGGATACTCTGTATTTAAATTTGTTATTTATTGCTGTTTTGCTCGCCTTGGTTAGGGAGAGTTTGTTGGTTGTTATTTTGGGATTGTGCTGTATCTAATGTGCCTGTAAGAGTAACTGTCACTTGAATTTGGTTACCATCTCTATCAATTGTTAAATCAACTGTATCACCAGGTTTCTTTGTCTTTAGAATTGCAGATAAATCTGGATAGCTTGAAACTTCCTTGCCATCTGCACCCACAATCTTATCATAAGCTTTTAAGCCAGCAGCTTGTGCACCACTACCATCAATTACATTTGTAACATATACGCCAGGAGTGTAGTTACCTTGTTGAGTTGTAAGAGTCTGTAAGTAAACACCCAATGTTGCACGGTCTGTAACTTTACCATTCTTAATTAACTGTTCTGCAACCTCCATTGCGTCATTTACTGGAATTGCAAAGCCGATACCTTCGATTGTTGCACCAGATGAAGATGTACCAGAGTCTTTAGACTGTACGATACCAATTAAATTACCGTTACCATCAAATAATCCACCACCTGAGTTACCAGAGTTGATTGTGGCATTTGTTTGGATAAGCTTCATAGATTCGTTGTTAACAACAAGTTCACGAGATG